AAGCTAAACCTCAAGTGACAGTACCAACAGCATCGGCTCCGGCGGCAACGCCAGTGGCAGAAGCGGCACCAGTAAGTGCGGCACCTGTTACTGAATCTGCACCAGCACCACAACCAGAGGCGGCACCAGCAGTGGTGGCTCCAGCGGGTGACAGTGCCAAGAGAGCAGAGGACATCCTGAAGCTGATCAGATCAAGACAAGCAAAATAATCTGACATTTTACCAAGGCCCTGGCATTGACGTTAGGGCCTAGGTATGTTAATATATGATACACAAAGGATAAAATTATGACAAAAGTATTTGACGCAACAAAGTTCAGAAAGAACATCACAAAATCAATCCAAGGTCTAGGTATTGGATTCAGCGATCCCACAGATTGGATCAGCACAGGAAATTATGCATTGAACTATTTGATGACTGGAGATTTCAACAAAGGAATTCCACTAGGTAAGGTAACTGTACTTGCAGGGGAATCAGGAGCAGGTAAGAGTTACATAGCATCAGGAAACATCATCAAGAATGCACAGGACCAAGGCATCTTTGTTATCTTGATTGACACAGAGAATGCACTAGATGAAAAATGGTTACAAGCATTGAAAGTAGACACATCAGAAGATAAACTTCTAAAATTAAGTATATCCATGATCGACGATGTAGCAAAAACTATTTCAGAGTTCATGAAAGGTTACAAAGAGCAACATGCAGATGACAAAGAAGGTGCACCTAAAGTACTGTTCGTCATAGACAGTTTAGGCATGATGCTCACACCAACCGACGTCAACCAGTTTGAAGCAGGTGACATGAAAGGTGACCTAGGTAGAAAGCCCAAGGCGTTAACGGCACTTGTGAGAAACTGTGTCAATATGTTTGGTTCATGGAACGTGGGGCTTATAGCAACCAATCACACTTACGCATCACAGGACATGTTTGATCCAGATGACAAGATATCAGGTGGACAGGGCTTTATCTATGCGAGTTCGATTGTTATTGCAATGAAGAAACTCAAATTAAAAGAAGATCTAGACGGTAACAAAGTCACAGATGTTAGGGGTATAAGAGCCGCTTGTAAAGTCATGAAGACTAGATACTCAAAACCTTTTGAATCGGTACAGGTCAAGATTCCATACGAAACAGGAATGAACCCATACAGTGGACTGGTAGACCTGTTTGAAAAGAAAGGTGTGCTTGTGCAGACCGGAAACAGACTGAAGTACATAGACAAAGCAGGCAAAGAACACATAGACTTCAGGAAACAATGGGTGGGTGATAAATTAGATATGCTGATGGCAGACTTCACAGAATCCACAGACTTCGCAGATAAAGAAGTTGTTGTATCTGAAGAAATAGCAGTTGAAACGAAGCCAAAAGCAAAAACTAAAAAAGCAGAACCAATCATAGAGAAGGAATAGATGATAGACTTTGATCACGCTGACATTGAACGTTTGTGGAACTCCATTATACATTACGTCCCTGAACGACAGAGATTAGACATGGCGATCGACTTACTCAAGAGTCTAGAGGACATAGGGGTGGATCATGAGGTACTCAAAGGATCCGCAGAGCTTGATCCAAAACTAGAGGAAGCCGTTAATACCGTGTTCGAGGAAGACGATCCCGAAGACGTGGGTTACGGCGATACTGATGAATGATAAATTGGTACAACGAAGTCAGCAGGAACCTATCCAAGATACCAGATTGCGTGGCATACTTTGACAACGAGTTGCTCGAAGCGAGGAAACAGTGCAAGATATACGGCAACCTAGAGAGGGCCAGTGCGTCACTACCCGGCATAGTTGAAGAAAGATTCAGCCAACTGCAACAGCTCGAAGCCATACTGGAATACCTAAACATAGAATTGAGAAGACTGAGATCCAAGACCTTCAGGAAATTCCTAGAGAACTACAACAAGTTATTGAGCAGTAGAGACGCAGAGAAGTACGTGGATGGGGAGGACGACGTGGTCGACATGACCAAGATCATCAATGACTTCGCACTGATAAGGAACCAATGGTTGGGCATCACCAAAGGGTTGGACCAGAAGCAATGGCAGATAACCAACATCGTCAAGCTGAGAGTGGCGGGGATGGAAGATGCCGACATCAGCTAGAATCATATTAACCGACGTTGACGGAGTACTGTTGGAATGGGAACGACATTTCACCAAGTGGATGCAACTACGATCATACTTTGACGAACACGGGATCAGGAACTATCCTTACAAACTAGTGGACACGGGACAGGACGACTACGAGATGGCCAATAGGTTTGGGGTCAGCAAGGACGTGATCAGGCAGGAGATCAGAGAGTTCAACAGGAGTGCATGGATGGGCACACAGAGACCAATGTTAGAATCACAGACATGGGTGAAACTGCTACACGCCGAAGGATGGACCTTCGTGCCAATAACATCACAGACTTCTGACATACCTGCACAAGAACTGCGTAAGCGGAGATTGGGAGAACTGTTTGGAGAACATGTGTTCACAAATTACCACATACTAGGCACAGGAGCGGACAAAGACAGTGCATTAGCGGAGTTCCATGACACTGGGGTGTATTGGGTCGAGGACAAGCCTAAGAACGCTTTAGCAGGGCTCTATTACGGTTTAAAGCCCATATTAATAGACCATCCATACAACAGAAACTTTGATCACCCCGACGTGATACGTGTAAGTAATTGGAAACAGATACACGAGATTTTGTGCAAATGAAAATATACGTAGGGTGGGATTCTAGGGAAGACATATCATACCAAGTGTGTGAACACAGCATCAAACGTAGAGATCCTGATGCGGAAGTATATCCGCTGAAACAAAATGAGATGCGAGAGCAAGGCATCTACACCCGGGACATTGACAAGTTGGCGACAACAGAATTCACATTCACAAGATTCTTCGTGCCATATCTGAACGACTACAAGGGATGGGCCGTGTTCTGTGACTGCGATTTCCTATGGAAAATCCCTGCGAAAGAGCTGGAACAATACTTTGATGATTCTAAGGCTGTGGTATGTGTGCAACATGATTACACACCCGAGGAAGGATCTATCAAAATGGATGGGCAGGTGCAGACATCATATCCCAGGAAGAACTGGTCAAGCATGGTTTTATGGAACTGTGCCCACCCCAAGAACAAAATTTTAACACCCGACTTCCTGAACAAGCAAACACCAAAGTTCCTACACAGGTTCTCATGGTTGGAAGATTCAGAGATTGGATCCTTACCACACGAGTACAACTGGCTGGTGGAATGGTACAAGGAGCCTAAGGATGGTAAACCCAAGATACTACACTACACCGAGGGTGGACCATGGTTCGATGGCTACAGAGATTGTGAGTACAGCGACGACTGGAAGAAAGAAGTTATTAACTTGTTCTCAGCATAATAATATTATAGGAAGATTTTAAAAATAGATTTTATCTATTTGATCAGCATTCTCTTTTATTTCGATAACTTCGTTGTTTTCAAATCCTAGACCCAACATGTATTCGTCCATTTCTTTTTCCGATGGCATCTCCGGGAACTGTTCGTCCTTGTGTATGTTTACTTCCTGCACCACGTACTTGGCACGTTTGAATATCTCTGGTGCACCGTTCATGACCATGATCTCAGCACCTTGTACGTCCTGCTTGATCAGATCAAACTGTGCATCTTCTCCAACTAATTCGTCAAGTGTCTGCATCTGTCGTAGCTCAAAGTCTTTGAATATCCCAAACACTGTTGATCCCTTGGTGTAGGTCACTTTCTTTCTATTGCCTTTGTCAATCTCTCGTAGGTACATCTTGATCTCTCTGTTGGAGTCTCCCAGTACTGCTATGTGATAGTTGGGAGTTATTTCTTTCAACCTGCGTTCGTGTTTTGGTCCTGCTTCTATACAGGTGTAATTGGCATCTGGCCATATTGGTTTTACGTTGTTGGTCCAGAAACCGTTCCATGCTCCTATGTCAAGTATCCTTGTTGGCATGAACCCATGATCTGCTTTTAGTTTCTTTAGGTATTCGTACATCATGCTTTGTAATACACAATGTCAGGCCAGGTCTTGATTAAAATTTTGTATCCTAGATCCTTCAAGTGATTTTCTATTTCTATGTTGCTACTGCCGTATTTTTTGCTGTTGTTGTTTAGTTCTATCATGATGTACTTTACATCGGCAAGTTTTTTAGAAGCACCTTTTAGGACTTCCATCTCTAGACCCTCAACATCTATCTTGATCATGTCTACCCCTTCTGTGTCCAATGAATCTAACTTATTAATTTTTGTATCGCCCGTTTCCAATAACACACGAGTATTCTGCGTGGCCGACTCCTCAGATAACTTAACAAATCCGTCTTCGTTGCCAACTGCTTGGTTGTACAGTCGGACATGATTGTGTGGGGCAAGATTCTTTGCAAGGCATTCGTAGTGTAATTTGTTTGGCTCATAGCAATGGATATTTGTTGCATATTTCTGCATGGCCATGGACCATGTCCCACACCATGCCCCGATGTCCACGATTAGATTAAATTTCTTATGTTGGTTATCGCACCATTTGATAAACTGATTGAGGCATGTGTCTTGCATGTAGGGATATCCTTTTTCACGCCACTGCTCTATCTGTGCATCTGTAGACGGAACCCAAAGTCCGTTTGATAATTTTTCAATCTTCATAGTATTCCTTTGTCCAACAGTATCTCCACTGCCGTGCCGTTTGCGAACTCTTCCGGTGTGAACTGTTGATATGCAAGACTATATAACCAAGGTTCTGGACCTCCGTAGTAGGGGTTCTCGATGTCTGCTAGTTCTATGTTGCCAACGTCCACGGCAAAACTCTTGTTGTCGCAGAACACAGGTATACCCTCACACATGGCCTCCACGGCCGCGATGCTACAACTTGTCACAACACACCAAGCCTCTTTGAGGTCCTCTGATAGAGGTACCTTGGCCTCACTTGGTCCTGATGTGCCCCTGCCCCTGGGCTTGTGTCGGACTTTGATGGGCCTGTCAGTGTATCTCTTGATCTGTTCTACCGTTTCTGTTGTCCAATTTGGTCTATCCAAGTAACTGTTGATGCCAGAGGAGCTTGGACAGACTAAAACATGTTTGCCAGCAAAGTTTGGTGCTTTGATCTTCATCCCAAACTTCTCAAATCTGTCTGCTTTGCAATTTTTTAACATAGGCACATGTATGGCATTTCTGCACACACGCCAATAATGATTGTCTGGTTTCAAGTTGTTGTTGTCAAATCTTCCAAAGTATGGAGTGTCAGTGAACCAGTAGTTGTGATTACGTGCTTCAAGTTTCTTGACCATTTCCCTATTGTTGCCGACGAATCCCCAGAACATGCTGTTGCTTACAGGATCTGTTTCTACAGCATTGTCTAACTTCGTGATCTGGTCTGGCCACGACTTCTCAACACCGTTAAAAACTTCCCATGCCTTGCTTTTCTTATTACTAAATGGTGCGTAGATTGTTAGCATCTATAAATTCTGTTAGTTGTGTTGCCCATTGTTGGTGTCCTTCTGCCGATGGGTGTGGATCATCTGGACTAACAATTAAGTTATTGTCCATGACAAATTCTAAATGACTTATCTTGGGACTAAAAAATCTATCCATGTTGATTGCATTCCTTATGACCTTAAAATCTCCTGTGCCATTCCCAAAATCGTTAGGTAGGGAGTTGTACATCACATACGGTATTTGTTTACGTTCAAAATAATTTTGTAGATCAAATACATTCTCTAAAAAATTCATGGTTAAATTATTTTCAATATCCCACCCTTTGTGACTCCTAATAAAACTCACATTGTCCAGTGTCTTCCATGTACGCCAAGTGAGATCTGTCCCGGGTATGCGACCTTTCTTCCATCCGTCGTCGGTGACATAATCATTCCTGACTGCACTTGACCATCCTATCACAGCGAACACATCCTTGTCCTTGTTCTGTTCAAGCCATACCTTTGATGAGAAACTTATCCTTGTATTTCCACGACCTCCCATCGCAAGATTTACCAACTGCATGTTATAATTTTCAGCAATTATCTTCGATGTAAATGTGTCTACTCCGTCCTTAGGCCTAGGTGTAAGGAAACTGCATCCATTTGAGAATAATGTCATAGTAGTGTACTATAACATAATTATTAATAAAATGTTAGCAAAAAATATAAACTCCCTGAAGTATTTCCTAGACCGTTGGGAAACTGTAGATCCTGAATACAACTACACTGTCCCCTATCATGACTCCATAGATCCACATTTCACAAGTTTACCAACGTTCGTGGCGGAGTTCCATAATTGTAAAGTGCATACTTGCCCTTTGTTAGTGACAAGAGAAAATAAATTGATAACAGAACATGTCTGGAATCTAACACACAAAAGTAGACACAAACCACACAAGAGCCACAAACTCTGGACTGAATGGGACGACAATGTGGATTTGGATCTACCACCTGCTACCGAATTTTTCCACGAGACGGACACATACGTATGGCTACCTATAGACGAACACAGTACAGGAAACCCATGG